CTCTAAGAAATATCCTGATCTGAATGATGCTGCTTACAATTGCTTAATCATTAAAGCAGAAGACACAACTCTGTCCGTGTCAGGTCTTAGCTGTGCAGACAGCTCGAGATATTTCCTCAGGCTTGCACAGCAGTATAGAAGGAACAATTCGGGTATATTGGGGGGAAATTGATGAGTGCTACTCCACTTTTCTTGAGAAACAAAGTATCCAGGCAGATAAGATCTTCTGGTAAAGAGTATGAATTTATCTCAATGCTGAAAGATGACTACAATCAGCCAGTCACAGGTGATAGCGTGAAAATTGTAGGTGTTTGGCATGAGCAGAATTCCTTTATCAGTGTTCAAACAACTTCTGCTGCATCTGTTCAGAGAAAAAAGAGTCCTATGATTCTTACTCTGATAGATGACAACATGAAGAGTATCAAACAGGGAGATCTCATCTATATAAGTGGTGTGAAATACACTGTTTCTGGTATACTCGATATAGGGAATTATGGAGTTGTGGCGGACATTTCTCTTGAGATGGAGGTGTAGTTGTGGCTGGTGGATCTAACTTTCACATAGATGCTTCTAATCTTGAAGCTGGTCTTGAGAAGTTAATGAAGCCAGCTGCAATTGTTATGTATGCAAAGACCCAATCAAAGAATCTTGAAGCCTATGCAAAAGAGCATAGACCTTGGACGGACAGAACGGGTGATGCAAGAAAGAGACTCACAGCTTATGTGACAGACATTCCTCATGGGTATAGAATAAACCTAGCACATGGAGTTGATTACGGGGTTTGGCTTGAGTTGGCAATGGAAAAACGGTTTGCCATACTTGAACCTACTATCCGGCTGAAAGGACCAGATGTTGTAAGAGGGATGGAGCATTTACTTGACAGATTGTAAGGAGGTAACATGGAAAAGACAGTATGGGAGCTATGCGCTGATGCCCTAAAGACTCACAATATTGATGTGTATCCTCCTGCAAATAAGACAGGAGAATGCAAAAAAGAATATATTGTTCTTAAGAAAGATGGAGCTGCTCAAGTTGGTGAATATTCTTCTCAGAGCAACTATTATACTTTTATGATGTATGTTCCCAAAGCAATGTACACTCAGCTTGAGAGATTTAAGAAAATTGTAACTGACATTATTTCTACAGACCTGTACCCAATGCTGATGCCTACTGGTCAAGAGACACCTGATTTCTATGATGACTCTGTGAAAGCTCATATGGTGAGCGTGACATACAGGAATTCTGTAAGAAACAACCATTTATAGAAAGGAGAAAAAATATGGCTGGAAAAGTTAAGAAAGGAACTGAAATACCTACAATTGATGTTGTGCTCGTATCTATCAAACCTCAGGGTGTAGATGCTGATGAGATCATTCTCGATACAGCCAATAAAATTCAGGTCACTGTAGCAACAGAAACCACAGAGAAACAGACTCTCGTAGTAAAAGGTCGTCTCATTTCCCAGAAGCCTGAGCAGACTACCATCACTGGTCACAGCATTGTGCTCACAGATAACGTGTTCAATCCTGAGCTGGTTAAGATCCTTCAGGGTGGCACAATTAAGTATGACAGCGAAGAACCCACCAAGGTCGTTGGGTACACTCCTCCCGTTGTTGGATCCACAGATAAAGGTCAGGTGTTTGATCTGAATGCTTACTCTGCTATCTATGATGCAGCCGGAATCATTCAGGGTTATGAGAAAATCAAATATCCCAACTGTCAGGGTGTTCCCATTGCTCTTAATTCTGAAGACGGTGTTTTCCGTGCTTCTGAGTACACGATCAATTCTGCACCCACCAACGGACAGGCTCCTTATGATATGGACATTGTAAAGACCCTGCCTACTGTTGAAGCATAAGGAGGACACAATGACTGAAGGATTAAAGGTAACATCTATTGAGAGCTTAATTGCTCAATCTAGTGGTTCACTCGTAGAATTGCCTCCTTTTTCACAGGGAGAAAAATTCGTTGCGAGATTAAAGAGACCGTCCATGATGGCTCTTATGAGAGCAAAGAAGATTCCAAATGCACTGATTGTTTCTGCAAACAAGATGTTCAAGAATGGTCCTGGCTCTTTGAATGTAGAAGATGAAACTATGATGGATGATGTATTCCAGATCATGGATGTTCTGTGTGAAGCTGCATTTGTAGAACCTACTTATCAGCAGCTGAAGGAAGCAGGAATCCAGCTCACAGATGATCAGTACATGTTTATCTTCGGCTACACTCAGAACGGGGTGAAGCAGCTCCAGCCCTTTCGTACAGAGTGAGGAAATGCTGCGGTTGGTGGGTGTGTATAAGACCTTAGATCTGAAGATCAGACCCTCAGATTTTGCTGGGTTGGAACAGGAAGATCCTTACACGAAGTATTGCTTCGATGAAGCCTTTGCGTTCATTATTTCTAAACTGAAGGATGGAGAAGAACCCATAATTCATAAGGAAGCACCAGCAATGTCTTATTCACGTCCATCAGACTACTACAAGAAATTCGAAGGAGGATAACAAATGGCTATCGACGTTGGTTCTGCAATTGCATACCTCGATCTTGACACCAGTGGTTTTACCAACGGAATCAGCGGTGCTGCTTCTGCTTTGAAAGATTTTGTCACCTCCTCTGACAGTATCTCCACAAAAGTAACAAATCTTGGTTCTTCTATGAGTGCAATGGGAGCGTCACTGAGTAAATCAGTAACACTCCCTATTGTTGGATTGGGAACGGCAGCCACCAAAACAGCAGCAGATTTCGAGGCAGCAATGTCCAAAGTAGAAGCGATCTCTGGTGCAACTGGGGATGAGATGTCTCAGTTGAGGGACAAGGCTATCGAGATGGGTGCCAAAACAAAATTCTCTGCAAAAGAGTCTGCTGATGCTTTCACTTACATGGCTATGGCAGGATGGGATGCAGGGCAAATGATCGATGGTATTTCCGGTATCATGTCCCTGGCTGCGGCAGATGGATTGGATCTTGCTACTACATCAGATATTGTAACAGATGCTTTGACAGCATTTGGGCTCCAAGCAAGTGATTCCAGTCACTTTGCAGATGTACTAGCACAGGCATCCTCTTCTGCAAACACAAATGTTTCTATGTTGGGTGAGTCCTTCAAATATATTGCACCTGTTGCTGGAGCTCTAGGAATGTCAGTTGAGGATGTTTCCCTTGCTCTTGGATTGATGGCAAACTCAGGAATTAAAGGAACACAAGCAGGTACATCATTGAGAGCGTCTCTTACAAATTTGGTGAAGCCCACTGATGCCATGGCTACAAAAATGGAGCAATTGGGTATTGAGGTCACAAACAGTGATGGATCTATGAAATCTCTTCGTGAGATTATGGATATCTTAAGAGAAAAATTCAATGGTTTATCTGAAGCAGAACAAGCGAGTGCTGCTGCAACAATATTTGGTAAAGAAGCTATGTCTGCAATGCTTGCCATAATAAACACATCTCAAGCTGATTATGATAAACTTGCTGAATCTATCGCAAATGCTGATGGTAGGGCTGACAGCATGGCAGAGACAATGATGGGAAATCTGTCTGGCTCAATTGAGCAAATGAAAGGCGCAATTGAATCTTTGATGATTAAGCTGGGGGAAGCTCTTATACCTACTATCAACCAGATCACACAGTTGATCACAAAAATTGTTGAAAAGCTGAACACAATGAGTGATGAACAGGTACAGCAAATCGTTAAGATAGGTGCTATTGTTGCTGCAATTGGTCCATTACTTATGATTGTTGGTAAAGTAATCACTATCATAGGCTCTGTAATTCATTATGGTGGATTGATTGTAAGTGGGATACAGACCCTTGTGAGCTTCATAACAGGAGTGCTGATACCTGCTATTGCAGCAATTGGTTGGCCAATATTGGCTGTTATTGCTGCTATTGCTGCTCTTATAGCAATAGGAGTTGCTCTTTACAAGAACTGGGATGAAATCTGTGATTGGGCTGATAGAACATGGTCAGCTATTAAAGAAGCAGTAGGAAATGCTGTAGACGGAATGCTTGAGTTTTTTGACAATCTCAAAGAGAGTGTGGGAAATGTCATAGAATC